AGCAACAGGATGCACTTGAAAAAGCCCGTGCCTCAAACACCGAGTCCCGGAAAAAAGCGGAGACGGACGTGTACAGGGAAGAGGCGGAAGCCATGCGTGACTATCTGAAGGAATACGGTACCTTCCAGCAGCAGAAACTGGCCATCGCTGAAGAATATGCCGAGAAAATCCGCAAGGCACAGTCCCAGGGAGAAAGGCTGACTTTGGAGAAGCAGCGTGATGCGGCTGTGCACAAAGTGGACATGGAAGCCCTTACCCAGAAGATAGACTGGGGAGCAGCGTTCGGGGATTTGACCGGTCTGCTTGCAGACCAGATGAAGAACCTGCTCGGCGAACTTAAGCAGTATGTCAAGACGGATGAGTTCAAAAAATCAGGAGCCGCAGACCAGCAGGTTGTTTACGATGCCATTGAACGTATTCAAAGCATGCTCCCCGGTGGCAACGGCACATTGGATTTTGCCCGGCTGCAAACGCAGATGCACGCTTTGGGGGATGCCGTCACACGTGTGCAAAATGCGGAACTGCAGCAGGAAGCGGCATTCGCCCGGTTAAAAGCGGCGCAGACCGATTACAACAAGGCTATTGAAAGCGGTAACCAGGCAGAAATAGAACGTACCAAAATCGCCCTTCAAATGGCCCAATCGTCCAGCGTTTCAGCTGACGAAGAATACCTGAACGCTACCTCTGAAATGAAGGCGCTTGCCGGGGAGGTGAAAAGTGCCTCCCAGGACACGGTTGACGGGTTGAACATGGTATCCGACGGGTTGCACGGTTTTGCAAGCGGAACCTTGCAGGGATCATTTGAAGGAATCCAGAACATGCTTACCGGTCTTTCAAAAC